ATGTCGAACGGCGTCTCCGCTTTCTGCAACGACTTCTTCTGGCGCACTTCTCGCTGGGCGTAGTTCTTGATCGTGAAGCCGAGATACTTCGACGCTCGAGACATCGACTCCGCAAAGCCAACCCAGTCGAGCGAGTTCGCAACCGTGTCCGGCGAGTTGACCCGCATCCCGAACCGCACACGTTCATTATCCGACGACTCAGCGAGCAGCTCCAGCGATTCGCGCACCACACGGCCAACCGATGCCGCGTTAGCTTTCGTCAGCGGCTCTGGCTCCGCAAAGCTCCGATGCAGCAGACGCCGTGGCGTTGGATCTGAGCGCCTAACAACGTAGTCGATAGTCATGTTGGCTCAGTACGAGTTAGGGCGCTTAGAGCGCAGTGGCGGCAGGTCTGGAGGGCACTCTATATGTTCGATGAGAGCCTGACCGTCAATGATCGTCGAGATCGACGGCTGAGCGAGACGCACGATCAGTCCACACTTCTTGCACTTCCCGAGTGGCATCGTCATCACACCAGTCATCACAGGCCCGGCGTTTCAGAATCCGAGTTCCGCTTAGGCGCCTTGATCAGATCGCGACCCCAATCCTCGAGGTTGTCGTCCGGGGTAAGCATTCCCGCGTCGGTAAGGATCTTCAGGAACGGGCCGAGAGCGCCGAGGTCGACGCGGTTGATCTCGCCAAACACGAACTTCGGTGTGCGCCGGGGCGTCATGCCGTTGAACTCAAGGAGCTGTGGCGACGCGAACCTGTCGAACACAGTCGAGATCGACTTCGCAATAGCCGAGACGCTCAGCGTCCACAGGTCAATCTTCGTCACACCGAGAGAGCGTGAGCCGTTCTCTTCGTGACCGAGCATCAGGAAGTCAGCCAGCACCGACATTGCGATCTCAGCATTCTTCCGCGTGACCGCTTCACCAAGATTGATCTGACGTGCGCCGCCCGACGTAATCAAGTCGATCGAGAACGTCTTGTTCTTATCTTGGTCGTACAGAGCAGGGATCACAGCACCTTCCGACTCACCACGGCGGAGAGACTTCGCCAGCGTGATCGCCGTCTGCAGTGACTTCTTCTGATCTGCGGTCGCGTCGGCCGAGTGCCATTGAGCGGGAGTCGTGACCACCGGGTAGCCGGCAAGCTCACGCTCAATGCCAATCGCTTCGTACTCTTCGATGCGCGTCTTGAAGAACCACGGCCGGTACGCCGTCCGCAACAGCGAGCGCCCTTCAGGGTTGTTCTTGTTCTGAGTGATCCGGAACAGGAGAGCCTTCTTCAGCGGGATCTCGAACGTGCCGAGGTTCGTCTGCTGCACCATGCCAGTCACGTTCTCGTGCTGGTCGAGCTGCCACCGGAGAAGCGACTGCTGGCCACGGTGCGCAAACTTGCGCCACCCGATACGTCCGTCGTCAAACTTCGACTTGTACGAGCCGTCCTTCTGCTTCGTGCCGCGCCGGATCTTGTAGACAACCTCGAAGTACGACCAGCCATAAACCGCGAACGTCAAGATCTCTTCAAGCACCTGATCCCACGGCTGGCTCATATCTTCGAGACACTCGTTCAGGAAGTCCGTCGCTGCCAGCTCTTCATCGTCGGCATCTTGCGGTGCCTCGAACTTCCACTCGAGCTTGCCGATCATCTGGTTCAACGCGAACAGGAACGCGCCAACCATTCCGTCGTTCTCCGACATCTGCTTGAAAATTCGTTGGCCACGGTAGCCAGTCAGCTCAGGGAGCAGCTCTTCCATAACCGTGCCGCCAGAGATCTGAAGACCACTAGCACCGAACTCCTGCAGACCAGCCGGCTTCTCAGCATCGACCACTTCTTGCGCGGCGGCTTCAGTCGAGGTAACGCTCGTCGCGTCCAGCTCGGATGACTTTGCGATGTCGCTCTTCTTCGCCATGTGTATTACTCCAGTGTCGCCGGTCGTCTTACTCAGGTAAGTCTATGCCCGACACACAGGTAACACGAAGGGCTGACACGCCCACGACACGATGGAGCCCGGAGCAGGTCTACCTCAGCCGAGTAATTTGATCTTCGCAGTTCAATCGGCTTCATGGGCGCCTTCGTCAAGACAGTTACAGACGTTCACTCCGGGCTCTTCATCACCTTGGCACTCGTGATGTTTCGACTATAGCGCGACGAAGCCAGCAGAGTCACTGCCCGATGTCGAATCGCTGGGAGCTCCACTCGAGCGCAGTACCGAACTCGACGACGTGCCACTGGAGATGATGATCGGGGCCACGTCGTAGAACTCGTGGATCTCGTCTGGCTCATACCACGCCATGATGATGCCGTCAGCGCGGTCACCTGAACGGATGCCGCGCTTCAGCATGGATGCCTTCGGTTCGATCTTGATCTTGCCGCGTGCGTCTTCGCCGTACTTCGGAGCGTTCATCTGGGCAACCGTCTTGTCGTCCACGTCGAGGATGATCGAACGTTGGCCGTGAGAGTCAGCCATGACAGCTTTCCGCATTGCCCACCACATCTCGTCACGGACGTTCGTGAAGTGAACCACGTCACGCGGGAGACTGCCGGCCTTGACCTCAAGGAACACGACGCCGGCGATGCCACCCTGCGAGACGGGCAGCTCAGACAGGCGCTTCAGATCACCGTAGATATGCCAGCCGAGGCCGAGGCTGTCTACTTTCGCACGCACAGGGGCACTGATGCCACGCTTCTTGTGCTCCGCTGCAGCCCATCTAGCCCACTTCGCACACACAGACACGACGTACTGAGAGTCTCGATGTCGCTCGTCAACACGGCCATACTTCGTCGTCGCTACACCAGTGTCTATCGCGGCGATCACGAACTCGTCACTCATGCCACCGGCGATGTCCATGCCGAGCTGGATCTCACCGCCAGTCGGGACAACGAAGTCATCTTCGACCTCGCCGTTCTTCTTACGCGGCAGCCTGGCCGCTTCGAGCCACATGATCGGCAGGGTCTTCGACTCGTTGCTCTTCGGGAACTGTGCGTCACGCCGAGCGATGACAACCGCGGATTCTTCACCGTACTCGTCGACGAGATCTTGCACGTAGTCAGCGTCAATCAGGTGCGACGCGACCGTGTGCGGCTCCATGCCCTTGTGCGATCGGCAGAGCCCGAGATCTTCGCCGGTGAAGTTCGGTGTCTTGCTGTAGGGAATCGGGATGACGTTGAACAGATCCGTGCGCTCACACTGCTTCTCGAACCACGAGCCTTCGTCGTCGATCGGCGGGTTCCCGATGAGCAGTAGCCGAGTGTGCGAACCAGTCAGCAGACCGAGCAGACCACGGCCGAACAGGTGCGAGATGCCGCCAGCTTCGTCGACAACAATCAGGACGTGCGGTGCGTGCATTCCGGAGAGCGCTGCTTCATCCTCGTCCGGAGGCTTGATACCTTCCGCGACTAGCTCACGGTTGCCGCCAGTGTCGATGTACCACTCGACCATGTTCATCGTGCCCGGTAGTCCGTGCGCGGCGTGGACGTTGCGGATGTACGGCCACAGCACGTTTCTCACTTGCCGGAAAGTCGTTGCCGTCGTCAGGATACGGGCGGTGCCGGCCGGATGCACTGAGCCCCACCAAGCGATGATGCGTGCGGCGATGTGCGACTTGCCGGGAGCGTGGCACGCGGGTACTGCCGTGCGCTTGTTGTCGCGCACTGAAGTCATGATCTCGCGCTGTAGCGACCACGCGATCTCGTCTAAGCCTTGCGGGGATGTGACGAAGCCAACCGGATCATTCACGAACGACAGGTACGGGTTCGACTTCCGCTCTTCCATCATGGCCACGAGCTTGTTCCGCTCGTTCTGGCTCAGTGCCTTGTAGAACTCTGATCGCTGGTCTGGAGTCATCGCCTTCAGCCGAGTGAAGATGTCCGGCTTCCTAGCCGGTGCCTTCTCTTCGGTCAAACTCACTGGTGGCTCCTAGACGACTGTTTACGGTGTGGCGGGTGAACTTGTATGCGCTCGAGCTTACAGACTGCGGAGACGGGCACCGGGCGGCTGGGACTAGCTCTTCTCAGTATCGGGGAAGTGATCAGGGCAGAACGTGGCAACTCTGCCCGGTGCGGCACTCCAACCTTGATCGTTGACGTACATGCCAGCATCAGCCTTCTCGACTGGGCCTTCATCCGGCGTGATGATCAGCCGGGCATCACATCCGACAGCATCGCACTCTGCAATCCACTTCCTGCTCAATGGCATGATCTCTTCCCGTTCCTAGTAGAT